GCATTGGCTACCACAGCATTTGTTGTCGGTCAGGGATACGCTAAATTAGCATCTCCGGCCTTGACTGGCACACCAACTGCGCCTACTGCATCTGTCGGCACGAATACTACTCAGGTCGCAACTACGGCATTTGTTCAGGCTGAGATTGCTAATGACGCTGTGTTGTTGACTGGCGACCAAACGGTAGCAGGAACAAAGACATTCTCTAGCACGATAAGTGGCTCGATTACTGGTAACGCAGGTACTGTTACCAATGGTGTCTACACTACTGGCGACCAAACTATCGGTGGTACTAAGACATTTTCCAGTACGATTAGTGGCTCTGTTTCAGGCAATGCAGGGACAGTTACGGATGGTGTTTATACCACAGGCGACCAAACCATAGCAGGTGTTAAGACATTTAGTGGCACAAGCACCATTGTTAATGGAAATCTTGGAATTGGTGTTAGCCCTAGTTATAAGTTAGATTTATCAACTGCAGGAACTTCTGTTGCTAGGTTTACTGGCCCTGCTAACGGATTTACTGACTTTACAAACGGAACTGGTACTTTGCGCGTACAGATTCTTAGTAATGTTCCGCATATAGGGTCTTTCACAAACCATAACCTTAATATAATTACTAACAATACAGTTAAGGCAAGAATTGATACAACGGGTAACTTTGGGCTAGGGGTTACCCCTGGTGCTTGGGGCAATGGTGTTAGCGCACAAGGTGATGCGTGGTCTATATCAACCACAAGTGGCTTTGATAGCCTTGCAATAGCTGCAAATGCTCGACAGACAGCTTATGGTACGGGTGCGCAAAACTGGGTCTATCGTGGAACGGCTCGTTGTTCAAACTATGAGCAAACCAACGGAAACCACATTTGGCGATATGCTGCATCAGGAACAGCAGGCAATGCGGTTACCTTTACCACAGGCATGACCCTAAGCAACGCAGGCGCTCTGTCTGTTAACGGCACAATAGACGGCACAATTTTCCGTGATGTTTCTAACACAGCATTTTACCTAGACCCTGCTGAAACAGGCATTTCCCTAAATGTGGCAGGTCGGGCAGTAATAGGCGCAGGCTCAACCGTTGACGGAATTGTCATTGGCTATCGAGATGTTCCTGTTGCAACGCAAAATGCCACATATACCTTTGCCTTGACTGACGCAGGTAAGTCTGTTGGTAAGGACAATGCAACTGCATATACCTATACAATCCCTGCAAACGCATCTGTGGCTTTCCCTATTGGGACTGTAATTACCGTATTTAACAACAATGCAACTAACAACATTACCATTGCGATTACCACCGACACACTTCGCCTAGCAGGTACGACTTCGACAGGTAGCAGAACAGTAGCACCGTTTGGACTGTGTACCTTGTTCAAGGTATCTTCAACCGTTTGGATGGCATCGGGTTCAGGTGTTAGCTAATGAGTGGTGGACTTCAAATGCTGATGTCGCGTGGGAATCCAACGGCAGGAAACCTTGACTACGCTGAATTTTCTGCAACTGACATCATAACTGGCGGTACGGCTGAGGCATATGCTGAGTTTTATACAGATGGAAGCGCAGCCCTATTTGGAAGTAGTGGCACTTCGCCTACTACCCCTAGATGGTGGACTATATCACCGCCTTCCACCTGGATGAGCTACACTTCCACAGGACTAGGAACGATTACTGGTGGTCTTGTCGCAGGGACTCGATACCAGTTAAATGCTACTAGAAAACTAGGGAATCAGCGCACAACACTTGGGGTTTCAACCAGGGTGTTTACCATTACATTCTTTGATGCTGCAACTGGTGGTAATACACTAGGAACAAAAGTATTTACCGCAAGCGCAGAACGAGCATAGGATTAGACATGGCACTAACTTACGAGTGGAAGGTATTGGGACTTAAGAAGGTAAGCACCGAGCTTGCTAATGATGTAATTATTGGTGTGAGCTGGACTGTTACTGGTACTGATGAGGATGGCAATTCAGGTACATTTGATGGCACGACCCCCTTTAAGCCGCAGGATGTGGACTTGGCTAATTTTGTGCCGTATGCCGAGCTTGACCATGATACTGTGATTGGGTGGATTCAAGCCGAAGTGGTCGGTGACTACAAAATCCATGTTGACCAGGAGATTCAACGGCAGATTGACAGCGCAAAGAGCCTGATTGTTGATGTTCATTCCAGTCAATTCCCGTGGGTTCAGGCCGAGTAAGGGGCTGAGATGATTGGTGGTGACCGACCAATAGTTAAGCAGGTAATGAAGGGCGACAACTTCAAGCTAGTGTATGTTTTCAAGGACACACCAGTAAGGGTTGATTGGCGAAGTGAAAAGGCCTTCTGTGTGCTGAAGAACAATGTGGTCAATGGCCGTGAGGCTAGTATCTCCGGCTACTGCGAAACAGACTTCCCATGCCTGGTGACGGGTACTGCTTATATGCCCAACGGCAACATAGATAGTGTAAACTATGTTATACAAGCCAAGTTTGCCGATGACCGTCAACGGACACAGCTACTCTTGGCAACCGAAGGGATTAACGAATACAACCTATTATGTGAGGATGGTCAGCCATTAGCCTATGAAAACCGTTATACTAACTGAAGAACAATCTGTCCGACCATTCGCAATGGAAATGATTGTAGGCGAACAACTGCCCGTTACCGTGCTGCTCAAGTACCCCCCTGATTCCGCAGACTGGGTAGCATCTGATGGCCTGACCATCGTGAACACCAGTATTATTGGCCGTGAGGTGTCTTGCCTGGTGAAGGCGAATGAGCCTGCGATGAACACCTATTCCGTAAATGCCTACACCGAGCTTGTGTGTACCACCTACACGACTGCCCACAGCGACCCCCACCATGCCGAGAGCTATCAGCGCAAGTTTATCGTTAACATCAAGGTAAACAGCGATGTGAACCCGTAAGAGGGATGTATGGAAATACAGGACTTTGAACCAGTAAACGACCCGAAATGCCCACCCCGACCCCGACCGCAACTGCTTCGGGACATCACGGGGCTTTGCCGTCTGCACTCTGAGGAAGCCTTTAAGAGTTTGGTCACCCTGATGCGTAAGTCTGAGGATGAGAACATACGGCTAAAAGCCGCAGAATCCATTCTTAACCGAGCCTATGGTAAGCCAAGCCAGTCTGTCCTGGTCGGTGAGATGGATGAAACCGTTAAGAAGGTGCTGCAAATCGAGTTCGTGAATGGCAACGACAATAATTCCGCTTAAACTGCCACAAAAGGTAGAGTTCCTGTTCAAGCCCATGCGGTATAAGTGCCTTTTTGGTGGGCGAGGTTCAGGCAAATCTCACAGCCTATCTAAGGCCTTACTGGTCAAGGGTAGCAATGAAACCCTGCGAATCCTATGTGGTCGTGAGGTACAAAACAGCATCAAGGACTCCGTACACCGCCTTCTGTGCGACCAAATCGACCTGCTTGGTATGCGTGATTTCTACACCATTACCGAGAATGAAATCCGAGGCCAAAACGGTACGCTGTTTAGCTTCGTGGGCTTCCACCACAATAGCGTGGCAAACCTAAAGAGTTACGAGGGCTATGACATCCTATGGGTTGAGGAAGCTCAGAGCTGCTCAGAGAAGTCCTGGAAGATAATGCTGCCCACCATCCGTAAGCCCAACAGCGAGATATGGATTAGCTTTAACCCTGACTTAGAGGATGACCCGACCTACCAACGGTTTGTCATTAACAAGCCCGACAACTGCATTTCGGTGGAGATGAATTACTGTGATAACCCCTTTTTCCCTAGTGTGTTAGAGGATGAAAGGAAATACACACAGGAAAACTTCCCTAATGATTATGAAAATGTTTGGCTAGGAAAGCCCAGGTCGCTTGCCGAGGGTGCTGTTTTTGGTAAGGAAATCCAAAAGGCCTACGAGGAAGCTCGCATCGGGACATTCGATTACGACAGCACACAGCCCGTTTTCACGGCATTTGACATCGGGGTTCGGGATAGCACATCCGTTTGGTTTGGGCAGCGTATAGGCTCACGGTGGCGCATGATTGACTACTTTGAGGGTACAGATGAAGGCGCACCCTTCTATGTGAAGATGCTCAAGGAAAAGTCCTACATCTACGGCGGTCACTTCACCCCCCATGACTCAAGGCACAGGGAGTTCGCTACTGGACTCAGCCCTGACGATGTGTTCCGCAATCACGGCATTACCCCGTCTGAAACCCCCAATATGCCCATCGAGGACAGAATCCATGCAGGCAAGCTGTTCATTGCCCAATGCGAGTTTGACGCGACCAGGTGCAAGGATGGCCTAAATGCCCTGAAGAATTGGCGGTGGGATGTGAATAACCGTACACAGATGCGTAGGCAAACCCCCCTGCACAACTGGGCTTCCCACGGCTCAGATGCCTATACATACTTTGCCGTAAGTAGTAAGCTGATGCACACATTTGCCCCCGTGTATGATTTTAGCAACATAGAATCCGAGTTCGCATGACAAGCCAAGCCGACATTGATGCCCTGCGTCTGACTGCCGACATTAAGCGCGGTAGGTTGAATGGCTGTCCTGTGGTGGTCAGGATATCGAGCATTGATAGCCAGGCATACATATGGTTGCCACAGAAGGTGGTTGAAGATGCGTATGGTAATGTCAGCTACGAAAATGATATTCTTTCGGCTAAAGACGCCCTTTCTCGCGGTATGCACTTTGAGGTTTTCAAATGATTAAGAAAGACGATAAGTTTCTGTCGGATATGCGTAAACGCTATGAGCTTGCGCTAGAGGCCAACAGCGACAACCGTAACCGTGCCATTGATGATGTGCGATTCGTAACCATTCAGGGCGAACAATGGGATGACTACCAAAAGCGCAAACGCAAGACGCGACCCTGTTATGAGTTCAACCGACTTCGGCAGCACATTCGCCAGGTTACCGGCGACCAACGGCAGAACCGCCCGTCTATCAAACTTCGTGCTACCGAGGAAAACGACCAAGACCTTGCCGAGATTATGCAGGGGTTGATTCGAAACATCGAATCGGTCAGCAATGCTGAGAAGGCCTATGACACCGCATTTGAGTGGGCGGTAACTGGTGGCTTTGGTGTGTGGCGACTGACCACCGAATATAGCTCTGATGACACCTTCGACCAGGACATCCGCATCGTTGAGGTGACTAACCCGTTCCGAGTTTACTTCGACCCTGCTGCCCAAGAGTTTGACCGGCGCGATGCCAACTATGCTTTCGTGGTGACCTACATCCCGAAGGATGACTTTGAGCAGAAGTTCCCCAAAGATGAGATGTCGGACTTTGAGGGCGCAAACTACGACCAAGACCATTGGATTGATGACGATACCGTAACGGTTGCTGAGTATTGGTACAAGGACTACAAGAAGAAAACCCTTGTGCTTCTGTCCAACGGGGTTACCCAGTTCAAGGATGAGATTGAGAACCTTGATGCTTTCCTGGCTAACGGCATCACCATCATCCGCGAGCGCGAAGTAGAGATTCAGCAAGTCAAGATGTGTCTGGTGACTGGCGCAGGTGTGATTCAGGAAGCGGAGTGGGCAGGTAAATACATCCCGATTGTGCCGGTCTACGGCGATGTGATTGATATTGACGGTGAGTTCCATTACTCCGGCATGGTTCGATTCGGTAAGGATGCACAGCGCGTCTATAACTACCACCGCACCACCATGATTGAAACCATTGCCAACGCACCGAAAGTCCCGTACCTGGTTACCCCTGAGCAAATCAAGGGCTTTGAGAGCCTGTGGAAAGCAGCCAACAGCGAGAATATGCCGTTCCTGCCGTATAATCCTGACCCCCGTGCAGGTGGTATGCCACAGCGTTCTGGTGGTGTGGATGTTCCGGCTGCCCTGATTACCGCAAGCCAGTACGATGCCGAGGACTTGAAAGCTGTCACAGGCCAGTTCGATGCGTCTATGGGTGCAGGCGGCAATGAAACGAGTGGTCGTGCCATTCTTGCTAGACAGCGCGAGGGCGACACCGCGACCTTTAGCTACATTGATAACCTGAGCCGAGCCATCAAGTTCACGGGTGAAATCCTGGTTGACCTGATTCCCAAGATTTACGATACCGAGCGCATTATTCGTGTGCTTGGTGTTGACGGTGGCGAGAAGTGGGTTGCTCTGAACAAGGCTGTGATTGACCCTGCGACTGGTCAACTGGTTATCGAGAACGACCTGACGGTTGGCAAGTACGATGTGACCGTGACTGTTGGCGCGTCTTACAACACACAGCGACAGGAAGCTGCCGAGGCTATGTTGCAGATGATGAATAACCCTGCCCTTGCCCCTGTGGTTGCTGACCTGTTGGCTAAGAACCTGGACATCCCGAACAGCGATGAGCTTGAGAAGCGATTGCGTAAGATTGGTATCAAGGCCGGTGTGATTACCCCGACTGAGGATGACCTGAAGCAAGGTGGCGATGACATCGTTATGCTGCTTGAGGAACAGAAGAATCAGGAAATCCAAGCCCTGACCATGCGGGCCGAGCAGATAACCGCCCAACTTTCCGCACAACTTGCTGAGGTTAAGGCTAAGGCTGACAAACTGGCTGTGGTTGTTGAGCAGACCAAACTGGACAAAGAGAACGACCAGGCTCGTATCTTGCTTGAGCGCGAGAAGCTGCGTCTTGAGATTTACAACGCTGAAACAGACCGCATGAAGCTCGACCTAGACAACAAGCGCATTGAGATGGATGCCGACATCAAACAGCAGCAGATTGCCCTGAATGAACAGCAGTTCCGTGGTGAGATGGCTCTTGAGATAGCAGGCAAGATGTCGGGCGACAACATCCAGGTGAACACCACAGATAGCGAACAACAGTTAAACGAATTGGGCAGGTATGACTGATGGACAACTTTACCGCCCGTGACATTGGACAGATTGAGGCTAAGGTGGATAACCTTGACGACAAGATTGAGAAACTTGAAAAGCATATGCACAGCCGAATCAAGACACTTGAAAACAAAATCGATGACCTGTCCAAGTTCATGACCAGTATCAATGTGGGGATTCAAATCATCATTTGGATTGGCGGTGCTGCCCTGACGGTTATTAGTATTATGACTAAGTTCTTTGGCCTGATGAAATGAAAGCCATGAAGGGATGGAAGACGATTGTCTTCAATGTTGCTGCGATTGCGGTAATCCAATGGGGCGATGTCGAAACTGTGGTCTATGGCTTTGACTGGCTCGATGACAAGACTGCGGTTCAGATTCTCCTGGTGACCAATGTGTTCCTGCGCCTGATTACCACCACGGCTGTATGGGATATGTGGAAGGATAAGGAAGATGCCAAAAAGTAAGCCACGCAAGACCGATAGTAGTATTGATATCCATAATACCGTTTCGTGGATTTTGCGTATTACGGTTATTACATTGTCGATGATTATGCTGACTGTAATCTTGACGCTTATGTACGGCTTGTTCATAAAAGATGTAGATAACACCGAAATCTTTTCAATAATCGGGCCTGCTTTCAATACTATTGTTGGTGCATTTGTGGGTCTGCTTGGTGGTTTAAGTATCAATGCTAATGCGTATGATAAAGAGGATGACAAGGAATGAGCCTGGCAAGTCTACAAGCTAAGATTGGGGTAACGGCAGACGGGGTGTTCGGCAAAGGTACGCTGAAGGCTGCGATGGCCTATTACAAGCTGAACCCAGTTCAGGCTGCTCACTTCTTTGCCCAGACTTCCCATGAATCCGGCAACTTCAAGGCCTTCTCTGAGAACCTGAATTACTCTGAGGATGGACTGCTTCGTGTGTTCCCTAAATACTTTGATGCTGTTAAGGCAAGGCAGTATTCACGGCAACCTGAGCGCATTGCTAACCGTGTCTATGCTAACCGCATGGGCAACGGCGATGAGGCAAGTGGTGATGGGTGGCGGTACAAAGGCCGAGGGGCTTTACAGCTCACGGGCAAGGCTAACTACAAGGACTTTGCTGACTGGCTTGGCAAGTCTATTGACCCAAACAATGTGGCTGACGAGTATGCCTTTGACTCAGCCAAATACTTCTTTGACAAGAACAAGCTGTGGTCGGTCTGTGAAAAGGGTGTAGACGATGCAACCATCCTTGCATTGACCAGGCGAATCAATGGCGGTACTCACGGGTTTGATGACCGTAAGGCCAAGACTAAACTTTACTATGGGTGGCTGACCGAATGATTCCGATGCTGACTGCCTGGTCGATTATCAAGGACAACTGGAAGATTGCGGTAGTGGCTGTCTTGCTGACCGTGGTGTTTGCCCATGCCTTCTTGGGCTATCGTAAGGTGGCTCGATTGAAGGAACAGGTGGCGGTCTACGAGGCTGCGATTAACGAATACCGGCGGTTGGGTGATGAACAGGCTAAGAAAGCGGTAGAGCAGGTTAAGGTGGTCGAGAAGCTCGTCTATGTCGAGGACAAGAAAAGGAAGGAAGCTGATGAACAGATTAGGGTTATTTACAGGGACAATGCAGAGGCGCGTGATTGGGCTTCTACCCCTGTTCCTGGTGCTGTCGTTGACCGCCTGCGCGACTACTGAAGTCAAGGTAGTCCACAAGCCCCTGCCTGCCGACCTTGTTGGTGTGCGTGATGTATGCACATTGACCGATGCCGACCCCCTATTAAACGCTGACCTTGTTGTTGCATACTTGGATTGTGCCAGTAAGCTGAAGAAGGCTAATATGCGGTTTGATGCAATTCAGGAAATCACGGGGAAAGAGTAATGGCTAACTGGCTGCAAACTGTCAATCGGAACATGGGTGGCGAGAGGGGTGTAAACTTCGCTAAGGCCGGTGTTTCCTTAGCTACTGGAAATCCATTGGGTGCTGTCTACTACGGCATCAAAGGAATAAACAACCCGACTCAAAAAGGTCGGGGAAGCGCAAACAGCAAGAC